TCAAAAGCTTACACTCCAAGGATTGAACACTGTTCTGCCACCTAGCAGCAATCGTATTTACTATCCAAATGGATGGACCACTGAGACTCAAGTCAATGCTGATCCTACAGCTACTTTGAAATTCACCTATATTGATGAGCTCGAAGCAGAAGCTGAAACGATTCGTCCATATATTCGTCCAATAAGTGAACGTGATGGTGTAAAATACCATATGTATGTTCATACGCGTCAATGGCAGTCCTTGCTTCAAGACACTAGCGCACCAATCCAATATCGTGATATCTTCGGCCATCTAATCGCCGCTGGTAAAACTGATGGCGGTATTGCTCGCTCGATGGTCTATAGCCAAACTGAAATCTTCAAAACTGACAAAATACCAAATGGTATCGATGGCAGCGGCAATACTCTTGCTAATGTTCGTCGTGCGGTATTCTGTGGTCGTGATGCTGCAGTTATGGCTCTCGGTCGTGGTTTCTCTGATGGAAAGGAAATCGTTCCTGGCTTCATTATCCGTGAAGATGTGATCGATATTGCTCAAACTCGTAGGATCGCGATTAACGCAATCTGGGGCATCAAAAAGATTCAGTTCAATGGCACAGATCATGGTGTAATTGTACTGCCTACTTATGTTGCTCAAACTTCTTAGGAGATAAATCATGACAGCTTATAATTTTACTAATCTTCAAGCTCAATCTCCATATGTACCAGGCCACACATTCCGTGTAGCTGCGTATTTTGAGCTGACAACTGGTTTAGGAAGTGGTGATACTATTACTGCACTTAACCTGATTCCACCTGATGGTGTAACTATCCTATCTGCTTTGGTTTATTTCCCAAGATTAGATACGAATGGTACTCCTACAGGGACTTTCGAATTAGGTGATGATCAAACGGATGGTAATGCAGCAGATCGTTTTATCGTGGGCGCAAGTCTCGGTGGAGCATCTACTACCAGCCAAGTTCATGTATATGCAAACGTGCCACCTTCCTTTTCGAATGGTGTACAACTGAACGGTGTTGGTTATTTCTATGCAGACAATGAAAATACGCCCTTAACAAATAATGGCTATTTCAATATGGTTATGACCGTTACAGCTGGTTTAGCTACTGCGGCATCTTCTGGATTAGTTGTTCTTGAAGTAGACTACCTCTGTGTAGGAAACATATAGGATGAGTATTTATGGCGCTTACTTTCGGTCAAATGACCTCGCAAATCTTGAGCGAAACGTATCGTGATGCAAGTTTCTCTACGCAAGTTCAAAATGCGATAGTGAGCGCCATAAAAGAACTGGAAATAGAAGAACTGTTTATCAATAGCAAATTTGCCTTGATACCAGTTCTTCCCAGAACAAATGTTGTGCCTTTACCAGCAGATTTTATCAGTGTTTTGCAACTAAACTTGCTAATTGGTACAGGTACTTCTCCAGATGGAAGCCCACCATCACCCCCACCTCCGCCTCCCTTACAGCCTGGAACATATTCTGTGATCAACGCATCCTCTGGTTTCAGTGAATGCACATTCTATGATCTCCAAACGTACAGATATCAGTTTTGGGAAAATGGTACTCCTGGCAGATGGGCATTATTTGGCAATGATCTATATCTTCACCCTTGGGCAGATAATTATTACTGGATAGATATGTGGTATTACTATCGTGATAATTATCCCGTATATCCACAAGATACAAGTATTTGGTTGGACGATTTTACCCAAGATGTAACCAGATACAAAGCCCGCGGAATATTCTACAGAGATTCATTGCAATCACCTGAACTTGCAGCCAGTGAATTTGAAAAAGCTGGTGTAGCACTCAGTCAATTGAGACTCCGTAATTCACAACGTTCAACAATTAATAATTTGAGTATGTAATATGCCTACATCTACGCCTAATTTTAGCTGGCAGTTGCCACTTGTAAATAATCCAGTCGATGCAAATGCATGGGGTGGATACTTAAACGGAAACCTAAGTGCTCAAGATTCTGAACTATTGGCTGCATTTACGAATAACATAGGCAATTCTGCTCCAACTTCACCTGTGCTCACTGCGGGTTCTACCTGGATAAATAATACAAATTCTGCTTCTTGGCCTTATAGCATTTACGATGGATCTCAATGGTTGCTCATAGGCACTATCGATCCCGTTAATCATGTGTTTACAGCCAATAGTGGTGGAAGTAGTACTGCTCCGAATGTAAGAATCTTCACTGGTCCTACTACTTATACTCCAACTCCTGGCATGGTATATGCACAAGTTGAAGGTGTGGGTGGTGGTGGAGGAGGTGGTGTTGCCAATGGCAGTCTAGCAGGAGGCGGCGGAAGTGGTGGATATTTTTGGTCAATATTCACTTTAGCTGCTATCGGTGCATCTCAGGTGATATCCATAGGTTCAGGTGGAACAGGTGGATCATATGGCGGAACAGGAGGGGTAGGTGGAACTACTTCATTTGGTACATTATGTACTGCTTTCGGGGGACTTGGTGGAATTACTAACACTCCTTCTTCTACTGCGGGAGCAGCAGTAGGAACAGGTGGATTAATAAATCTACCTGGAAACCCTGCCACAGCGAGTGGAAGTCTAGGAGGAGTAAGTGGTGCAGCACCTATATTTGGAGCTGCTGTGGCTCCACGTGCCATAGCAGGTTCTGGACTCAATGCAGGAGCCTATGGAAGTGGTGGAGGAGCAGGATTTGGAAGTGCCGGAAGTCAAGTGGGTGGAAATGGTTCTGCAGGATTGATAAGAGTAATAGAATATTTCTAGTAGGTCAGAATGACAACCCTAGGCAAACGTGTCAAATTAGCCATTATTCCTGGGGTGAATCCTTTAGAAGATTCCACAGCACTCAATACATTACTGTTCACTGATTCGGATAAGATTAGATTTCAGAATGGAAAATTGCGTAAAATTGGCGGATGGCAACGCATCTTCTCAACAAACGGTGAATTGATTCAAGGTGCAGCAAGAAATATTTTCTCATGTCGAGATCAAAATGGCAATCCTGTAACGATCATCGGTACTCATACAAGACTCTACGCATACTTACCTCTGCAAGGTGAAGTAATTTATAATATTACACCTTTAAGTACTGATACGACTGCCATTCCAAATGCTTTTACTACTGAGTACAATGCGTCAGTTACAGTAGAAATGATCACTACAAGGTTCAGTCCTGTAGTAACTCTAATCATTCCCAATTACTTCACAACCAATGATAATATACAAATAAGCGGAGTTTCTGGAACATTTAATGGTATACCTGGAAGTTCCATGAACGGAACATTTCCCGTTGAAGCCTTAAGCAATGCCGCTATACAATTGGATTTTGGTCCCGCTGCAACAGTGACCGGCACAACTTCTGTCGATATGACTTGGGCGTCTGGATATCTGTACGTAAATTATCCACTGAATGGGCTTTTAGAGGGTGATAGGATAGGAATATTAGCTTCTACTGCAGTAGATGGTATCCCGGATACAGATATCAATATAGAACAGCTTATAGCGCAAACTGTAGATGAAGATACCTTCACTATACAGACTGGAGTCATAGCCACCTCTTTAGTTGTAAATGGAGGTGGTGCAGATACCACGATTCAAGCACAAATAGCTCCAGGAAATCCAAACCAATCATCAGGCTATGGTTATGGTGGCGGCTTATATGGCGTAGGAGATTATGGTGTCTCTAAGTTCTTCAATTCTTCTGATTCAGTTCAATATCCTCGCATATGGTCAATGGATAAATTTGGATCAAATCTCGTACTAACACCAGGTGATGGTCTTTACACAGATCCTAATTTATATGTCTGGGTTAATTTTGATACCTTAGTTGCTCCAGTTTTAATAACAACTTCAGGTAGTACGCCCGTCCCTACCGGAGCAAAATGGTTATATGTCTCGAATAGCATGGTATGCGTTTTGGGAGCTAATGGCATCAACAATTCCATGAATTCCAGTGACATAGGAGATTATACTAACTGGACACCAAGTGGATCGAGTTATGCATATTCAACTACTCTAGAAGCAGCTGGGCCTCTAATGAGTCAGGCTTCCGCAAGAAATAGAGATCTAGTTTTTACTGGTAGTGATGTCTTTCAGTTTGAATTCGTAGATAAGCCATTTATTTGGTATGTGAGAAAATTACTTACTACAGATGGTATAATTGGTCCAAAGGCGCGAGCAGAAATAGAAGATGCAGTATTTTGGCAAGGACAAGGAGATTTCTATGTATTTGATGGATATACTGTCAATATTTTGCCAAATAATACAGTAAAAAGATATGTTTATGACAATATAAACTGGGCAGAAAGTAGTGAAGCATTCATCTTTGCCAATGTTGAATTCAATGAAATTTGGTTCTTTTACCCTTCTGGTCAAGACCAAAACCCAAATAATTATGTAATGTATAATTATAAGGAAAGTCACTGGACTATTGGGACAATGCCGCGAACGGCTGCAGAAGAACCCACAAATGTGAATGATCAGCCTTTAATGATTCAAAGCCAGACAACTAATACGTTCAAGATTCCTAATTCAATCAATACCTTTTTCTATTCTCTTGAACCAGATCCTTTAACTACTGTTATGTCATCAGATACTATTTCTGCTGCTGTAGCTATAGATGCTTATCTAGTCCCAGGAGATAAAATATTCGTAAGTGATGCCACTGATACGAATGGCATATTAGCTGCAGATATAAACGGTGAAAGAACAATAACTTCTGCTACTCTGATTATTGGGTATGGAGCTGGTCTATATGGTGTTGGCTTGTATGGAACAGCACCAATTCAAGCTATTACATTTACCGCAGGATCTGCGGCTACATCTTCAGGTAGTGGAGGAGGAAGTGCAGTCACAATAGGAACTTCCATTTTAGGCATAGAAACTACACTTACTAATTTGAATGTGGGAGATACAATCAGTATCACTAGCGCGACTGCTGTAGACGGTTTTTCCGCAGCTTCAGTAAATTCTACTTCGCCTATTTTGTACATAAATGGTTCATTTGTGCAAATAAATATAGATACACCCGGAGCTTATAGTACAAGTTCAGTGATAGAAGGAGGAGGACCCAATGTAACTCTATCTTATATCGCCGATGATTGGTTATTCCAACATGAAGTGGGAGTAAATGATTATAATCCCTTATTTAATCCTGCTGAAGGGGGAGATTCACTCAATCAATATGCTGCTATGCTCTCGTATGCCACTACCTTCTACGGACAGATTGGAGAAGGTGATAATACAATGCTTATCTATAGCTTTTATCCCGATCTTAAACTTGAGGGTGATTTTACCTTAGGCACAAATCTGAAACTTTACGCTCAATCTCCCCTAGTAGTGAATGTTAATTCAAATTTCCAAGCTGTTTACACCATCACTCCTTCTACAACAAAAGTGGACGTCATGATGGTGGGAAGACAAAGACAGTATCACTTCCAAAGCTTTGAATTAAATGGCAATTTTATGTTAGGGAATTGTTATGAAGAGATCAAAGAATCCTCTACAAGGTAGAAATGACAAGATTTATTGAAGATCAAGCCATTACCGGCACCACAATGGATGAGAAGCGTCTTCGCCGTGTAGAAGAAGAGCTTAATTTCTTTGATAATAGATTTTTTAACACCTTCCTTAGGGGAAGATTACGTACAGATAGAAATGCACCCACAAGTAGCACGGACATAGAGACAGGTGATCAGGAGTTTGATATAGTTAGAGAGAGTGATTATCAATATACTTTGGTAAATTTATCAGGAACTTTAACTTGGTTAAGAGCACCATGGAGTACATTCTAGATGAAAATTGAAATTAGGAAGGCCAACATACTGGACCATTCTAAGATTTTGTTTTTGCTTCTAGATTGGTTTGATGAGTTGAAAGTGGGAGGATTTCCTCCTGCATGCGGTTATACGGGAATATGGTTGGCGCATCTAATTAGTGATGGAATCACCTTAATTGCCGAAACCGAGGATAGAAGAGTTGTAGGATGTATAGGTCTTAAATGTTCACATTTTGGTTGGAATAATGAAGTCACTATTCTCGCAAACGAATTTTTAATGACGGATAAGGAATATAGACAATATGGAATCGCAGATATGATGATGAACGATGTCAAAAAACTAGCTGATGAAAGCAAAACTATGGTGTTGATGGGACATATGACGGCTAATCGTGTTGATGCGAAAGACAAATTCCTTAGTAAGCATGGCTTTGTCTGTGCTGGAAGCAATTTTATTTATGGAGGCAAGTAATCATGCCAGGAGCAGCTTTACCATTATTAGCAGGAGGAGCATTAGTAGGGGGCATAGCATCATCTGCTTTGGGCGGAAAGATGAAACAAGGAGCTCCACAAGGTTATACTTCCCAAGAATCTGGCTTTAGGACAATGCCTAAAGAACTACAAGATGCTTATATAAAGCAATACTTACCGCAACTTTTGGCTCAATATGAAGGTAAGTATCAAGCAGGTCCTATGGGACAAGCGGAAACGGGCCCGTTGGCACCTCTTGGATTGCAGGAACTACAGAGACATTACAATCAATATGGAAGTCCATTCGGTGGTAATAACGGAGCTAAACCTCTAGGTATTGTTGAACCATTTAATCCTTATCAAATTTCTGCCCTACAACAGTTTGGGGAAACTAATGGCCAAAATCTAGGTGCAGCTATCCAACCTTATCAAGAGCTGTATAACAAAAACGTATTGGATCCTGAGCTTGAGCGCATAAAGGAAGATCAAGCTGTTGCGGAAAATCAATTGGTAGGTCAGGGTGCAGGGAATCTTGGATTCTTTGGAAGCTCTGCTCTTGGGACATTAGCAGGACAATTAAAGAACAATTACAGTAATTTACGTAGAGACACTCAAGCACAAGGTTTTGAGAGTGCTTTAGGTCTGCGTAGGCAAACTCTTGCAGAGATGCTGCAGGCTGGAAATGCAATTCAAGAACAAGGTCAATCTTACCTTGATGCGCTTAATCCGCATTTACAAGCATCGCTTCCTCAAAATAGACTGCAAAATTTTGGTGCCGGTCTTAATGCCATACCTGGAGCGAGCTCAATTGGTACGCAATATTTCCAACCAGCTCCACAACCTAATGCAGCTATGCGCTGGGGTGGTGCTTTACAATCACTCGGCAGTTTAGGATTGATGGCTAATAATGGTGGATTCGGTGGTGGCATGGGTGGATACACAAATGCACCTCAGATGGGTAACTATGGTGGGCCGCCAAGACAAATATATCAGCCTCCAGCGGGATTCGGAGGTGCGCAAGCATTTGGTGGACAGTTTAGTAGAACTTATTAGAGGTAAATAATGGCGGGATTTCTTGATCAATTAGGCAATGTTTTGTCAGGGGGATTTCAATATAATCCTGGATTTATAGCGGGCATACAACAGATAAATCCTCAGGTTGGAGATGCTCTGACTCAGGCTGCCGTGTTGAATGCACAACAGCAAGAGCAACAACGTCAGCAAATGCGATTCCAAAATGAGCAGGCTGACCAACAACGGCAATTATTGCTTCAGCAAAGACTTCCTGAAGTTCTACAGAATATTGATTGGAATAATCCTCAGTCAGCTCAATCTGCTTTGGCCTCTCTCGGGCTTAAACCATCTGAAATGGCTACATTGTTTGGTATACATACTGGCGGAGAAGAACTAGGTCTTAAAAAAGAAGGCTTAGGATTGGAACGCCAAGCATTAGGGCTCCGTCAACAACAATTAGCCAATGAACTGAGTGGTGAAGTTTCTCCTGCTGAAGCAGCTAAGATTGAGAAAGAATTGCGAGGAGAAATCTTCAAGGAATCTGGTGAATATAAAACAGTAAAATCGGCATATAGTAAGGTACAAGCAGCAGCTAAAAACCCTTCTCCTGCCAATGATGTAGCGTTGTTGTATGGATACATGAAATTGCTCGATCCAGGTTCAGTTGTGAGAGAAAGCGAGTATGCCACTGCACAAAACGCGGCTGGTGTACCCGAACAAGTGCGGAATATTTTTAACAAAGCGTTGACGGGCGAAAAGCTCACTCCTGAACAGCGGAAGGATTTCGTTAGGAGCTCAAAAGGTCTATATAGAACCCAGGTTGAGAGTTACAAGAATACAACCAATCAATTCAAAGAGTTAGCTGGACAATATAAAGTAAATCCTAAGAATGTAGTATTATTTGAACCTGAGGAATTAGCTGCGGAAGAGGAAAATGTAATGCCTTTTGAATATTCCAATCCCGCCGAAAGGAAAATAGTTAGTGAATTACAGAAGTTAGGTCTGAGTGAGCAGGAAATAGCGAATATTGGACGGCAGTAAATATCATGGCTACTAAAGAACAACTGATAAAAGCTCTAGCTAAAATTAGAAGTCCCAAGACTGAACTAGAAGAGTTTCACGAAATAACTTCTAGGATGAAAGGACCTCTAGAAAAAGGTATTAGTCTTATTGGTAATCTAGGAAGGGGAGCTGCAAAAGGCATAGGAGCTGTTCCCGATATTGCTGCTTTACCTTATAATATCATCCAGAGCTATAGGGGAAAGGAAGGAATTCCTTCTGCCTCAGAAAAATTAGGCGATCTATATGATCTAGTGACGCAGGGAAAATACCAACCTACTAATCTGCCAGGAAGAATCGCCCAAGGAGGAGGAGAATTTCTTACAGGGGGATTGGGTATAGGTAAAGCAGCAGGAGCGATAAGTAAGAAGGCAGCAAAATATTTGGAACCAAAAACAGACTTAGACGTTGCTTCTTTGATAAGCGCAGGAGGAGGATCCGAACTTGGTAGAGAACTTTCTAATGAAAGCCCATATGGAGCACTTGCAGGTGGATTATTAGGTGGAGTAGTACCAGGAGTAGCAACTAGTCTTGTAGGAGCCTTAAAACCAAACAGATCTGGCGTGGAGACTTTTGAGAATATTGCTGGAATTCCTTATCAAGGAAAGGGAGAACATATTCATCCTGTTGTAGAAAGACTGGGACAGCGAGCGGTGGAGGAAAGAAAACCTATAGAACAAGCATATGAGATAGCTACAGGAAGGGCGGCAGAGACACCAAAAGAAAATTTCAAAGGATTTGCAGAAGATATTGCACAAAGGTTGGAAAGAGAATCAATTTATCCTGCTGATTCTAAGGAAATATCAAGTTTTTTGAAAACATTGAAAACCATACAAGAAAAAGAAACTATACCTATGAATCGTCTCGAGAAGAGGAGGCAGGTATTAAATAATCTTATCGAAAAATCTGAGGAAGGCGGTACTAGATCATTATCCCTTCGAACGTTGAAACGTAATTTCGATGATGCATTGGATGATAGGGTGCAGTTCGCTTTGGAAAACAGCAATAATCCTGAGTATGCGAAAGTTCTGGAAGAATTTAAACATGCACGCAAATTGAATCACGATTGGTCCCAGAAATATCACACTGAAAATCCTAAGGATTTTGGCAAGGCATTCGTTTCAGATATGGTTGACAGAGCGCGAACAAACAAGGACTCTCTAACCCCAGAAAGCATAGCGAATCGCTTGTTTGGTTTCAGCGAAATAGGATTCCAGGACAAGACTCCCTATATAGTCCGTGAACTCAGCAAACATTTATCTCCGGAGGATTTGAACGCGATAAAATATGAGGCAGTGGGAAGAATTCTTAAACCCGTAAATAAAGAAAATTTCACTGTTTCGGATGCTTCGAAATTCAAAAAGAATTGGGATCAGGTGAAATCAGAAAATCATACTCTAGTTGATGAATTGTTGGGAAAAAAAACTATCAGCCAAATAGATGAATTTGCTAATAATATTAGGAAAACAAAATTGCCAGCTGCTTTTAAGCAAGAAGTAGATAAATTGCCATTTGTAGGCAAGGCCTTCGAATATTCTTATTCTGGTTTGGCAAAATCCCCAATAATATTAGCTCCAACTATTACTAGTTCAATTTCTCATCAAAAACAAGAACCTAGTAGAGAAGATCTGATAGAACAGCTCATGAACTTGAGAAGTAACTCAGGGTTATAAAATAAGTGATGTGATGTAATCGAAAGTTGATGCATTACATGATTTTGTTTGGTACAATTTTATAAATTATTTCTAGGAGAACTAATATGCCAATGATGGGTGTCGTCCGGGCGGAAGGCGTAAATACCGCAACTTTATTACCTACAGACAAATTTGTTATTCAACGCTTTGGTGCTTTTGACCTTAATCAGTGGTCACCTTTCGAGGCCTTAGTATCTGAAATTAGCACTTTATTTTTTGGTGGCTCAACTGTTTTAGCTGTTGGCACTGTAACACTAGTTGGCGGAGCGGCAACAGTTGTATTGGCTACGATTGCTGCAGGAAGCAAAGTATTCTTAACTCCTGCTGATGCAACACCAAATGCATTGGGTTACACGATTTCAGCAGGCGTGCATTTCGTGATCAACTCAGCATCTGGTTCGGATACATCTTCCGTTTCGTATTTAGTTTTAAGCTAAGGATCCGTAATGATTGATTATAATCAACTGGATGAAGAATTTCTTGATACTTATCAAAGGATTAGGATAAAATCCTTGAAAGAAGGTTTAGAACTTCGTCCAATCCGTGGTTTTATCAATATATTCGATCATGCTGAGAGATGGAGAGCTATCAATTCAGATGTTGCTATAATGCAAGCTGTCCAGGATTTGGAGAAGAAAGATTGTCATTTCATATCGAATGTTCTTTTTCACTGTGATCCCGGAAGAAGCATGAAAGATTGGCATCCTAAAGATTTGCCAGGTTTCAATTGGCATAATTGGGGAAAAGCTCTTGATTTAAACTTAAAAGAAACTGATCCCTTTATGGAACGTCCATTGGGTGAAAGACGAAGCATTTTCAAACAGATAGTGGAGGAGGGAGGTATGTATATTACTCCGACCAATACTCTAAATTTTGATATTGTGCATATTCAAGATGAACCTGAACATCCTTTAGGGATGTATATGGCAAAGGAAATAGATACAGAAATGTATAGGAGATATCAAGATGGCGATTAGCACAATCGATACCACGCAAATTATATTTTTTCAGAATCAAACTAGTGATATTACTACTGATCCCTTTGTTTTCTTATTTCCCAAAGGTAATGCCTGTATAAATATTTGGGGTGTATGGGATGGTGCCGCAGTTGAAATTATGACTGCTCCATCGCTAGATCCTACGTACTTTATTGGAGTTGGCACAGGAGGCAACAGTACTCCTCTTTCTTTTACGCAAGATGTGACCACTACAATAGAGAATATACCTTACGGTTCATACATTGTAGCAGTTTTGTCCGGATCTGGTGGATCAACGAGTTTAAGCGCAACTGCATCGGTAATTTGACATGGCAGATTTTCTCATAACAGGCAGCAGTGGTGGATCAATACCAGTATTCACTGGTGCTACAGAAAGTACCAATGGTACATCTGGTCTAGTTCCGGCACCTCTAGCTGGTCAACAAGGGTTGTTCTTAGAGGGAAATGGCACATGGGCAACTCCACCTGGGGGTGGGAATGTTACAGGTGCTGTATCATCGACTAATGACGCAATAGTACGGTGGAACGGGACCTCGGGCACATTAATACAAAACTCTCTAGTAATAATTGATGATTCAGGAAACGTTACTGGTATTGCTGCACTTACGGCAACTCAAGTTAACGCAGGAACTGTAAATAACACTTCCGCCGATCTAGCTCTTACTACTACTACATCTGGCAATATTACTTTAGCTCCTGCTTCTGGTGGTATAGTTCAACTAAGTGGAATAACTTATCCCACAGCTGGAGGAACAAGTGGGCAGGTCTTAACTAGCAATGGAAGCGGTGTACTTAGTTTGCAAACTATTCCAACACAGCAAGCTTATAGTACTGTCGATAATCAAGGCACTCCTCTAACCCAACGTTCAGTATTGAACTTCACGGGTGCGGCTGTAACGGCCGTGGATAATTCCGGAGCCACAAGGACTGATGTGACTTTCGCATCCAATTTAAATACGATAGCTGGATTCACTCCAACCTCTGGATATACAATTGTTGGAAATGGAGCTGCTTATACTTCTGCTGCAGGAGATAATGTAGCGATAAATTATTCACCTACGCATTATTCAGCCACTGCATCCACAGTGGATGGCAATCTACAAGGCATTGATAATGCTCTAGGAACAATATCAGGGGCAGCAATAACTGCTTTAACAGGAGATGTAGTCGCAACAGGTCCTGGCTCAGTCAGCGCGACAATTCAATCCAATGTTGTGACGAATGCTAAATTGGCGCAGATGCCAACTGACACTATAAAAGGCAATAATACAGGCGTTACAGCTAATGCTGCAGACCTTACCGGAACACAAGTAACAGCGCTCCTAACTCCTTTTGTAGGTGATAGTGGTAGCGGTGGAACAAAAGGAATTGTGCCTGCGCCAGGAGCTAATACTTACTTATCTGGTGATTATCTAAATGCAGGTGGAACCTGGAGTTATGTTGATCAATCGAAAACGAGATATGCTGATTTTTCATTAGTTACACAAGGTCCTGTTCCGGCAGGTTCCCCAGGAACAATAAAATACGAGAGTACCACTATCTTCACTTCTATAGTTACTGGAAAGAACTATGCAATAGGAGTTGGTTTCATTGGTTCTCCCACACTAACCATTTGGGATATCAGCGACCAGACTGCTCCAACTATTACTGGAACATTTGTTGCTGCTGGCGGCGGAGCGTACAATTGCACAATAGGTGTTGTGAGTGGTGTGCAATATGCTTTTGTTGGTTACAATTCAGGTTCACACTTCGTAGTAGTAAACTTAACAAATCTAGCTGCCCCTACGCAAACTAGCTCGACAGTTATCACTGGATCTCCAGGCTCCATATACGGAGTTTCTTTCCTAAATGGCTATGTGTATTGCGCTACTCAAAGTGCAGGATTAGTTGTTATGGATGTGGGAGGAGGAACAGGATCTCCCGCAGTTCCAGTACAGACCTACACCCAAGGCTCTCCTGTCAAATCCTTTGGTGTTGTGGCAATAGGCACGAATGTTTATACAACGCAATTTTCTACGGCCAGTCCTTTTACTATTCGACAAATCATATCATGGACATTGACTGGACTGGGAACTCCTGCTGTTCCATCATTGATTCAAAGTCTTCAGGTAACAGCTGCTGGAGAGGCATTAGGATTAAGTATATCTGGTAACACTGCATTTGTTACAACTGCGGCAACGGGTGCATATAATATCAATCTCGTGGATATTACTACTCCCTCTGCGATGACTAATCTGAGTCAAATAAACAGTACTAATAATTTCAATTCTGCATTCTTTGCAGTAGCAAATGGGAATTATTTGTACGTCCCTTCTGGTTCGAATGCTACTTATGGTGGTGCCGTAGATGCCTATGACATTACTATTCGCACTACACCTATACATATAGCTCAAGTAACAACCGGTGATCCAACTTCTGTATTTGGCGGTATAGCTCTTTCTGGAGGATACATATTCTGTGCTGACTATGGAATAGTTGCAAGCAATAATGGGTATTTAGATGTATTTACTCAAATAGACGCTGTAGCGATTATCGGGGAAATGCATTCGTCAACTGCTTACATATTATCACTAACTCCGAATACTGCTCTTGTTTCTTCTGCCTCTGATGAAGTTATCTCATCCGTAACAACAGCTACTGAACTTTCATATGTGCATGGTGTTACGAGCTCGATACAAGCTCAGATCAATGCCATCAATGCCGGTCAGCTAATTTGGAATGTCATTACGACGAATACAGCAATCGCAAAAGATAATGGATATTTCACTAATAGTGGATCGCAAGTGACTGTGACGTTGCCATCGACTGCAGCTGTTGGGGATACTTTTTCCGTTTCCAATATTGCTTCTGGTGGATTTTTAGTGGCACAAAATGCTGGTCAGCTAATACAATTCGGAGATGTCACGACTACAACGGGAACTGGAGGAAGTCTTGCATCAACACATCTCGGTGATACAGTCACATTAGTTTGCGCAGTAGCGAATACTAAATTCGTAGGTATTTCAAGCATGGGCAATCTGATAGTAGTATAAATGTTTAACAATTAAAGAGGATAAAATGGCTACAAATAATAGTATTAATACAGCAAGTTTAACGAACGGTCAATTGTGGATCGGTTCTACAGGTGCAAATGCAGTTTCCGCAACTCCAACTAGTTCCGGTAGTTCTCTGACTATAACAACGGGTGCAGGAAGTTTAAATTTTGACATCTCTGCCCCGGTGAGTGTTGCTAATGGTGGTACAGGTCTTACTAGCATAACTGCACACGGTATTTTAATTGGAGAGGGCACCTCAGCTATTACGCCGATCGTTCTCACTGCTGGACAAGTATTGATTGGTACAACTGCTAGTGATCCAGCTGCAGCAACATTAACTGCTGGCACAGGGATTAGCATTTCTAGCGTTTCTGGATCAATCACCATTACTAATACAGCCACAGGTGAAGCTTGGACCAATGTTACTGGAACGACGCAAACTATTTCTCCAGGCAATGGTTACACTGCGAGCAATGCAGGTGTTGTTACTTTCAGCTTACCAGCGACAGCTGCATATGGTACAATATTTGAGATTACAACAGGAACCACTTCAGGCGGTTGGGCGATATCTCAAGCATCGGGCCAGAGCATACAGTTTGGAGATGTTGTTACTACAACAGGTGCTAGTGGCTCATTAGCATCAACAAACAAAGGTGACTCTGTAAAGGTTCTGACGACTGTAGCAAATACTACATTCCAAGTTCTCAGCAGCATTGGCAATATAGCTTACGTATAGGTTAAAGTATGACGACCCAGAATTCTATTAATGCAAACGCTAGTACACAATTGTTACCAGTAAATGGCGGCACGG